ACACACAAAACACAATGGCTACACTAACAGCACCTAAAAAATCAGCGACCGCCAACCTTGGCGAGCCGCCACCCAAAGGCATCCACCTCGCCGTCTGTCTCGACGTAGTGGATTCCTACAACGACCGCGTCCTCAAGTATGGCGCCACCTATGGCTCCACCAACGACGAGGACTATGAACTCAAGAACCGCGAGCGCTTCATCTTTGGCGTGAAGTGCAAAGACGGCTCTCTCCGCAAGATTGCCACACGGGCATTCACGATCAGTCTGCATGAGAAAGCGGCCCTGCGCCAATTCATCACAAGCTGGCTTGGCGAGTCGCCCAAGGACGGCTTCGACACTGCCACCCTCAAGGGCAAGAGCGCACAGCTTACGCTCGTCGAGGATCAGCGCGGCGACAAGACCTACATCAACATCGGCACGATCTCCGAGGTCATGGACGAGTTGAAAGGCAAAGTCCCGAGCGCGGACGAGTTCAATAACGACAACAGCGGCCCGGAGATTCCGTTTTGATTATGGCCGGCAAAAACCAAGAACTGTCGTGCCAAGGATTCGTTTGCTTGGCAGGTCCCTATCTCGCATCTGAGGAGTGGATGATGGTCAACGCCGTCGCCGACGCCCAACGAGCGAACAAGGAAACACGAATTGCGCACTCCATTGAGGGTGCGTGGGTTTGGCAACGCAGCCGCAACCGCATGGCGGCCTAGGTGGATAGCGGGGGTCGGCTGCAACACCGGCCCCCGCATCACATCACAAAGTTATGGCAATTTTATCTGAATCTAAATCCGTAGACGGCGGCCACTGGTATAAGCCAGACGGCACCCCCTGCCACCAGCTTCCCAAGAAAGACGGCAGCGGACTCAAAGACACCACGCTGGCTGACGCCAAGAAGCTCCTGCTTCTCCCATCCGTCACCGGCTACACCGGCATCCTCGACAAGCCCGCCCTCCTCAACTGGAAGGCCACGCAAGTTGCCATCGCCGCTTTCAACACCCCGCCCAAGGGCGACGAGACTATTGAGTATTTCTGCGAGCGAGTCATTGGCGCCAGCAAGGCCCCGGTGGCAGCCGCCGCCGATCTCGGCAGCAAAGTGCATGACGCCTTGGAGAAGCTACTCATGGAAGGCCCGAGCGCGGTTCCCGATGACATGTGGGCCTATGTGGCTCCCGTCATGGACTGGAAGCAAAAGAACAAAATCACCTACGACGAGATCGAGACAACGCTCGTCAATCTGGAATACGGCTACGCCGGCCGCTGCGACGTGCTGGCGCGTGACGCCAATGGCACCCGCATGGTCATCGACTACAAGACGCGCAAGACCAAGCCCAAGCAGAAGGTCGGCCCATACGACACGCAGGGCATGCAGCTCGCCGCCTATGCCGTGGCCAAGTGGGGCGAAGACGAACTGCACACCATCCACGGCTACAACGTCTACATCAGCACCACGGAAGTCGGCCGCGTCGAACCCTACAAGCACGACAGCCTTGTCCCGCATTGGGAAGCATTCAAAGCCGCCTGCATCTTGTGGCGCCACGTCAAAGGCTACGACCCGAGGCAGCCGGCGTTCAGCACACTCAAGGAGGCGGCATGAGAAACCACATGAGCAAAGTCGAAGAATGGGCGATGTGCGCGCTTGGGTCGCTTGTTGTAACTGGGTTTTTTGCAATCTCCGTTACGTTCTTTGTCGGCTCGTTGCTTGTGTGCGGAACAGTGATGAAGGTCACTTGGGATTTCTTCACTCAGTAACACCGCATGAAAAAGCCCCGCCGCGCCATCGTCAGCGAACCTCTCTACGGGACCAGCATAGAGGTCTATGCGAACTACCCGCAGAAGGTCGCGCTGCGCCGCTGCGCCAAGGTGATAGATATGGACGCCGATGACCCGGCGAACGCCCCCGATGACACTGCGGCTGGATGGTGCATGAGTCACGGCGGCTGGGCTTTGATCTGGATTGAGTCATACCCCGAAGACCAGTCCTCGCTGCCGCACGAACTCTGGCACGCCATCCACGGATTCACCCGACACATCGAGTCAGGCGACGAGGAGACCGGCGCCTATCTTATTGGACACTATGACCCGCGCATCCGCGCAAAACTGAATAAAAAACCATGAGCATCAAATACCGAGGAGAAACATTCTCCGGCTACAACAAACCCAAACGCACGCCGGACGGCCCCAAGAAGTTTGCCGTGCTGGCCAAGTCAGGAGAACAGACCAAGTTGGTCCGCTTCGGCGACCCCAACATGTCGATCAAGAAAGATCAGCCGGCGCGCAAGGCCAGCTACTGCGCCCGCAGCGGCGGCATCAAAGGCACGGGCGACAAACTCTCGGCCAACTACTGGAGCCGCAAGGCATGGAGTTGCTAATGAAAAAAGGACTCTACGCCAACATCAACGCCCGCAAGGCCGCTGGCACCAGCCGGCCCAAGAGCAAGTCAACCGTCAGCCCGAAAGTCTACTCCGACATGAAGGCCAAGCGCGGAGGCTTCAAGGCGAAATGACCAGCGCCATTCTCATAGCGCTTGTCGGATTGATCTACTTCGCCGTCGCCATCGACCTCGGGCTGATCCAGCACCGCTATTGGCATGGCCTTATCTGGTTCGGTTACGCCATTGCCCAAGTCGGATTGTGGCAAGTCACCGTTCGCCCCTGACGTTTTATGGAGAAGTATCGAATTATGACACCGGAGATTGAGGCGATAGACCAAGAGATCGTGCGCCTCAAATCATTGCGCGCCAGCATGGTCGCCAAAGCCGCCAAGCGCAAGGCCGACGCCTTGTGCGCCGAGATGAGGAAGCGCAAGGGCAAATGAACTTTTTAGCAGCAGTCAAAGGTATTGCGCCGGCAGGAGGCATTCGCCCCGCTAGTCACATAACCGCCAGCTTCGTAAGCGCAACAAAAGCGAAGCCTGCTGCCCATATTTTTGTCGGGCAGCGTAACAACATCGCATGGGCGCGCGGTATGGGCCGGATTATCCGGTTGGCCTCGCGTCGAAGTCGGGAGGAGGCGTGGTGCCGTGTGTGGAACAACAGTTCTGCCTTTTTTGCCAGTCTCCGCAACTTTGGAAACCCGTGCGCTGAAAAGGTGAGCGCTCACCGTTCCCGGCAAATCCCTTTTGTATGATCGCCTTCTTCCCTGACCGCGAGCGCGTCTACGTCAAAGGCAAGGACGCCCCCTGCCGCACCCTCATCTATTGCAAGAACGGCGGCGGCGAGAACGATTACGTCACCGTCATCCGCGAGGACAACGGCGAATGGCTCACCGTGCGCATCGACCAGATCGTCAGTGCGCCGAATCCGACTTTGGATATTGAGGAGGGTGCATGAGAGAGTGGATTGACCAATTAGCAGACGAGTGGGAATACGACCTCACCGTCATGGACGGGTTCGATGATTGCATTGTTGGTATCGTCGAGCGATGCACCATGGCGCCGATAGTCTGCTATGACCGCGAAAAAGTTATAGCCGCACTCATGCGCGACGGCATGACGTGGGAAGAAGCCGAGGAGTATTTTGAGTTCAACCAGATGGGCGCGTGGGTCGGCGACAGCACGCCATGCTTCTTGATTAAAGACCCCGACGCTTCTGACGCCTAACCAGCACACAACCGCACACATGAACGTCTCCCTCAACCAAAACGAAGTCCTTGTCTCGACATACATAGGCTCTCGCCGCAATGCCGAGGCATCCTTCCGCAAGCGTGCTCCGCGCTTCCCCGAGAAGACGCCGGGAGAATTGTGGGGCTTCCACATTGAGGCCGCCCACGCCGAATGCGCCGTGGCCAAGTTGCTCGGGCTTTATTGGGGCTTTGGCGTCAATACGTTTCACACGCCCGACATTACCGGGACGAGCTATGAAGTGCGCTGGTCGCAGCGCCCGAACCTCAAGGTCCGCCCCGATGACTCGGGCATCGTGATTTCGGTCAGCGGCAAATCGCCCGACTACGTTGTCCATGGGTGGATCAATGCCGAGGACGCCAAACGCGACGAGTGGAAATGCGCGTCACCGCCTCCGTGCTATTTCGTGCCGCACGACAAGCTGCGGCCCGTCAGCGAATTGCTGAAACGCTAATGACTTTGCGCAAAGGATGAAAAGACGATCAACAACAAAGGGCCGGAGCGCTTGCCGCTCTCGTCCAGAGGTTTGCGCAGATCGTTTGGAAGCCCTACGCGCGGCGGGCCGCAGGCACTTTGGGGAATTTGCCTGCCCCGCCATTTTTTAGATGAGCGACAAGAAATCCACTCCCCGCTCCCGCTTCACACCGACTGCTCATCCGGTGATGAAGCTGCCGCCCAAGGACGTGCTCTTGGCCATCGGGCCAGAGAAGGGCTGGGATCTGCTGCTCAAGCGGGAAGAACTAATCCTCAAGGAGAAGGTAGATCCTTACCGCTACGGCTACCGCCCGCCGATCTGGGCCAAGGCCAGCCATCTCTTGGAGGACAACCGCGAGATTCTTGTCATGGGCGGCAACAGATCGGGCAAAACGGAGTGGGCCGCACGCGAGGTGATCCACAGATTGTATCACAAAAAGCAATCTGTTGCGTGGTGCTTCCAGACCACCGCCCCCAACAGCATTGAAATGCAACAACCCCGCGTCTTCAAATATCTGCCGGCCGACTGGCGGCAGGCGCGCAAGGGCACGGTCACGAACATCACCTACTCGGTCAAAGGTGGCTTTACCGAAAACAAGTTTGTCGCCCCCAATGGCAGCCAGTGCATCTTCCGCAACTACGCGCAAGACATCAGCACCATCGAAGGCGGCGAGATTGACATAGCATGGTGCGACGAGTTGGTGCCGCTGGATTTCTTGGAGACATTGCGCTTCCGTCTGCTCGACAGGAACGGCGTGCTGATCGTCACATTCACCCCCATCGAAGGCTACTCGCCCACGGTAAAAGACTACCTCACCGGCGCCCGCAACGTGGAGGAGTGCGATGCGGAGTTGTTGCCCAAGTTTGAGGACAACAAGGGCGAGAAGGTCATCGTCGGCTACGAGAAGGTGCCCATCGTCCAGACAGGACGCAAGGGGCGGCCGATCATTTACTTTCAAACTAAGAATAATCCGTGGGCTGGATGGGAACGCATGCAGCAGGAGCTACGCAACGAGACGCGGGAGAAGATCCTCTGCCGTGCGTATGGCGTCCCGACCCGCTCGATCAACAACCGCTTCCCGCTATTCAACGACAAGGTTCACGTCATCAAGCACGAATGGATTCCCAAGGAGGGCACCCGCTATCACTTTGTCGATCCGTGTTCCGGCAGGAACTGGGCCATGATCTGGGCGCTGTTTGATAGTGCCAACCGCTGTTTCATCTACCGCGAGTGGCCCTGCCCCAACGAGTATGTCGAAGGCGTTGGCTATCCCGGCATGTGGGCCGAGCCGGATGGCAAGAAGGCGGACGGACGCCAAGGCCCCGCGCAGAAAGACTTTGGCTTCGGGCTGGAGCGCTATGTCGAAGAAATCCGCAGCGTCGAGAACGGCGAGCGCATTTTTGAGAGATGGATGGACAGCCGCTACGGCAACGCACAGACGTTGGCCAAGGAGCGCCCCACCACACTGATCGAGGAGATGAGCGATCTCGGAATGGACTTCACGGCCACGCCGGGAGACACGATTGATGAAGGCGTTGGACTCATCAATGACTGGCTCCACTACGACACACAGAAGCCGATCAGCGCGCTCAACCAGCCAAAGCTCTACATCAGCGAGAACTGCCAGAACTTGATCTGGTGCATGAAGGAATGGACAGGTGCTGACGGGACCAAGGGCAGCAGCAAGGACTTCCCTGATCTCGTTCGCTACTTAGTTCTTTCCGGCTGCAACAACGTCGAAGGCGACATCCTGCGCCCGCGCGGAGGAGGAAGTTACTAATGGCTCCGAGCGGCATAGTTCCCCCGCCCCCGCGCACCCGCCCATGGCGAGGCCGCAGCAAAGAGCCGCCGCGTTGTGGCGTGTGTTCCAAGGAGCTTCGTATCGACGACATCCATGGCGTGGACAACCAACTCGGCCCCATCTGCCGCGAGTGCGGCCCGCACGTCATAGCGGCCAACCAACTCATGTATCCCTTCTGGATATAACCATTCGCCATTCACGAATACCGAATATGACTATGTTCACCAAAACCAAAACCATCCCCATCGACCGATACACCGTCAGCGACGACTTCGACCGCGAAGGCGCCCTTGGCTTCTCCCGAGAACAGGCCCCGCCGGCATTTCTTGCTGTCATACTCAAACTGCAAGACCGTATCGCCGATGCCTCGGCGCTTGTCTCCACCATGGCCACGGCCAAGGAGGGCGGCTACCTCGCTCATGCCGCAGGGCAGCTCAACGCCTTGCAGGAATTGTGGGATGACATTGAGGCGACCAGAGCAGAAGCGTCGAAGGTCCAGTAGGCAGGCATGAATTTTGCTCATTAGAAGCATGATGAAAGGAGGTGGAGTCTTGTGTTTAAGATACCTGACAACGGGATTGTTTATAGTCCCTATGGAGGCATTGGCTTTTACGAGCGGCATGCGCCGACTCGCCCTGCGGGGCGTGTCAGCATGTGGCGTTTAGTGCAGAAGCTGTTGTCGATTTTTGCCTGACACTTTGATGTATTGACATTGCACACATTGTGTGCTACTTGTGTTGACGAGTAGGGGCTTCATGCCCGTCTCCCGGTTCTAACGTCCCGGTTCCCCCCAGACGTTTGGCGCACCTCTTAGGGGTTTTATCCTATGGCGACAGACAATGTGGCCGCGACAGCGGCGGGAGCGGACGATGTAGTTTCAATGGCACTAGCCGAGTTGGGTGTAAAACGCCCGACCGAGGAAGCCAAAGACGAGTCCGCTGACAAGACGATCTCTGACAACACGGACACAACAGAGGAGCCAGAGGAGAAATCTGAAGATTCCGCTGAAGAAGTAGACACTGAGGAGGAGCCGGCGACCGAAACCGATTCTGCCGAAGAACCCGAGGATAGCGAGGGCGCCGCCGCAGAAGAACCTGCTGGCGAGGAGGTTACGAAGGACAAGGTTCAACGCAGGATTGATAAGCTCGTCGCCAAGCAACGCGAGTCTGAAGAAAAGGCCCAAGCTGCCAGCGCCGAGCTGGAGCAACTACGCACCGCTAAGGCGGACCTAGAAGCCCAGCTCAACCAGACCTCCCGCCCCGTTCTCACCCCTACCGCCGACAACCCGTTGGCCGATGTGGACAGTGACGAGGCCCTTCAACAGCGCATCCAGAATGCCCAAGCGGTTCGCCGGTGGGCACTTCAGAATACGGATGGCACCACGATCAAGCAGCCCGATG